TCCTAAATACCTGGCTGCATCAACCCTAGATGGGAAGATCTTTGCATTCTTCTTTCTCTCTTCAAGCGGAAGAGACAGGTCATACACTATATGTGGTATTGCGTTTTCAATCATAACTCGTTAATAAATTTCTCTAGTTTACTCTTCTGTTCATCTGTCATGTGTGTGGTACATCTCAGGAGTTCATCATAGAAGAGGTGATCTTTCTCCCGAGCTAGTTTTCTTTTCTCTGGAGGTAGCCTTAACTCCATTGCTGTCTTTAACCATCTTAACTTGGTTACAAATGCGGACATAGTTTCACGCATGTCGGTCTTTAGTAGATCCTCTGCGTACAATAATCCGTTACTAATACTGGCGTACAATAATTCTAATGATTCAGCTTGCGATTCTGTTAGTTTCTTCATTGATAAGCTCTTGAAGTTTACACAATACTTGTCCTACTACGATTCCGATCTTGAGGTTATCTCCATCTTCTACGGCCCTAGCCAGGGATACGTACAGACTCTTTAATTCGTCTATCATTTAAAAACTTTTTTACTTGACTTTCTAAATAATTCAGATCACCATTGTTGTTTATGTAATACTCAAACAGATAATCTTCTAGTGCAGTCTCCGATGGGTGTCCGTTAACAGGCTTGTAAAATGGTCTAGTTACCCTGACTACAATACCACCATGTTCTTTGATAGCGTGTAATTCATTAGGGAATCGAACGTCCTGGATGATCCACTTGCTTGGATTGTATTGGCTCATCTTATGTGGACGATAGGTAGAGAACAATGCATTTACCCAGGCATCCTCATGTAGGTTATTACGAACTGCTTCGGTTCCTAGCTTTTGAAGAAGCTCCCGAACTGTCATACTTTTACGATAAGCCTCGCCTGTGAAATGTGGTTGTACTAAGTTACCATCATTGCGACCTCTGTATCCCCAGGTCTCCCACTCGGGGCTTAGATTTTGAGACTTTACATCCTGATCATCCATCGTACTAGCCGGAATACCCGTTAGTATTTCCGCCACTTGTTTAAGAGGTTGAGAGAAACCCTTGATCTCCCAACCAGGTTCTAACTTCTGAATAATCTTAGCGACTTCAGATTTTCCTACCCCGGCATATCCTACTAACCCTATAATCATATATCCATTATTACTTTGGTTTCTAAAAATTGCACCTTGCTTTTATTGTGGTGGAGCATTAGAATGAATAGGCGTTCAAAAGAATCATAATCTAGATTGATCTTCTGTCCATCCAATTTTATTCTTACAGAATTGCCATCATCGCATAACATACAACACACCTGGCCGGGGTAAACCCAGTTACCATTGTTGGCGTATCTTATTACAGCAGTATCCTCGTTTTGTACGAGATCATAATCGTGGCGATCTACTTCACCGCCTGGTATTGAGTTAACCCAAACTTGCATAGTTGAAAATTTAAGGGGGCTGTTACACCCCCTGTGTGATTAGAATGGTAAGTCATCTTGACCTGCGAAGGTCTTCTTAGGAGCTGGTTTAGCTTCAGCCTTTGGAGTGTACGTGTCCTCATTCAGACGATAGTCTGGTGAACGCTCACCTTCCTTCTTGAATGTGTTTGGCCATGCGGTGTAACGCTTGTCGCCAATAGTGATGGATAATACTTCTACTTCTCCGTTCTTGGTGTTGATCACCTTCTTCCATGCAGCTCCCGCTGACTGATTGTTTGTACTCATATGTGTTGTTTAGATTTTGAAAAGACAACTGCCTTATTAAGGAATGCGATTACTAGTTCTTTATCTCCTGTTTCCCAGAAGATGACAGGCCAGAACAGCCATACTGATTCTAAGTGTTCGATGCGAATGGTCATGGTTTTAGTATTTGATTTGTGATTAACATTTGTACGATTTCTTTGAAATCCTCAAGAGTCATGGCTACTATTGTACCCTTGCGATTACGTTTGTGGAATACCAGGTTGTAATTATTCTTAGGCATCTTGGCGAGAATATCATGGATACTGCCGAGCTTCTCTACTGCTTTAGCTTGTACATGAAATGGATCTGTGTAACATAGATCGATACCCTGATCATCCTTACGTTTGCTTTCGGATCGGGAGCTAACACATTCAGACCATCCTAGTTCTTTGAACCAGTCTCTAATCTGTAGTTCATATCCGTGGCCCTTCTTACGAGCGTTTATTTTCTGCGCCATACTCTTGGTTGTAGTTCTTTTATTGTTGACCAGCTCACTATAGGATCAAAAACAGTAGGGTGGAAGTGATTGGGTTTTGATATCTGTTGCATGTAGTACTTTTCTCCTGGTACAATCTCATCAAGCGGAACCTTCTCAAGAAGATTTTCACCTCTCCTATCTTCTACATACTCTAACCATTGGCCTCCGCCATTGAAATACCTCCACTGCTCTTTAAACAAGATCTGTGAGGCTTTTGAATTTTTGGATGTCTTCCTTGCCATATGGTTGTCCTACGAATTTTGTATCGTCCGAACCATCGTTGATTTTTTCTGCTGGCTCGAAACGAGAGTTATTAATGTTATACGTGAAGTAAGAAGTACCAACCTCGCCAGAGTATTTAAACCTAACCTTCCATCTATGTACTTCGGTTTGCTTAGTTTCAAAGTTTCTGTACACAGTCAGACCATTATCTACCAGGTTGAACCAGTGAGAGGAATCTCCAACATCATATCCGTTAGGTACTTCGTAAGTATTCTTAAGCTTAGATATCTTTTTAGGATGAGCCACCATGTACACATGTACTCCATAGTTCCTGGCGAACCTGGAAACATCATTCATGATCAGCTTGATTTGGTGGTGGCGTGTATCAGATTGATTAGACAAACTCTTCTCAACGGTACTCATGTTATCTATTACTAACCCATTGATGCCGTATCGCTTCACCATCTCTTTAGCCTTACCCAGTATGCCTTCAATAGTCAGATCGTTATCACTCAGTCTGTAGTACTTGAAGTGTTCGTTCATGAATGGGGTCAGTGCCTCAACTTCTTCTTTCGGTAATCTATCCGCATAAGGAGTCTTAAAGAAACTCTTGCCTGTTACGATTTGGAACATCTCACTAAGTGCATGTGCAGTATTAGCTTCTTCGGCTGAGTAGATAAAGAACCTTTGCCCATAGTCTAAGGCTAGGAGAGACATTACATTTCTTAGGAAAGATGATTTACCATGACCAGGGATACCCGTGATGAGACTAACCTGGCCCGGATGCCATATCATACCCGATCCTACGTCAGCACCTTTAGGATAGCCCTCTTCGTATAGGCGAAGGATCTCTTCTCTTACAGAGTAAGCATCGTCTATACCCTCAACTGGAAATGGAGTGGCGGAGTTATAACATTCTACTAGCTTGTCTGTACCATAGGTGGTCAGTACTTCATTGGCATCCTTACAAGGGAAGTCAATGATCATACAATTTTCCTTACCTAAACGTCTAGCTAGTTCATTTCTAAGAGCTAGTCCTGGTTCGTCAGTATCGGTAGCGATATAGATCTTCTTGCCCTCGAACACATGGACAAACTCATCTAACCACTCTAGCTTTTGTGATCCTTTGCTTGCCCCGTTAGGAACTGATACAGCCGTCTTAATCCCCGCCTCATAGAATGATAGAGCATCGATCTCTCCCTCGCAAATAATAATTTCAGTATCGCTATTATCACATGCAACGTCAATGCCATAAGGCCCAAGAAGAGCACCACTGACCAGCTTAAAATTTTTATCCCTATCTCTGTGCTTAATGTTAAAGATCTTCTCATTGTAGTAATAGTTGAAATGTATCGTTCTTACTTCTTTCTCAGCTTGAGGCATGTAGTCTATACCTTCGGTAACTTGGTAGCGAAGAAGGGTCTGATTGGATATCCCCCGATCTGCGAACCAATTGATAACCTGTTCGGATAGGTTCTTATGTTCTACTTGTGGTACTACATATTCTTTTTCTACTCTTCTAGTTACAGCTCCTCTGAATCCACAGTTATGACAATTCCAGACACCCTCCTCGACATCTACGCTGAGACATGGATCATTCTTTTTCTTACGATCCTGGCTACACTTTGGGCATGTGGTCTTTACATTACCACGTTGGCCAAAGCGAACATTGATTCCGAGCTTCTGTAATTCTTGTATCATTTAGTATTCCAATAGATGGTGGCTTGATCTAGGTAT